ACTGCGCACTGCGAGGCAGAAGACCTTTTCCTTGAGCTTGCAACGCAGCTTGACGCACTTCCTGAAAGCCGAGAAAAAAGTCTGTGCATGACAAAATTACAGGAAGCGAAGTTTTGGGCGGTCGAATGTATCACCAAAGTTGCACGCAAAAACTAAATATTCAGCGGTTGGCGCACAGCGTCAGCCGCTTTTTTATGCCGTTTTAGCTCAGTCTGGCAGAGCACCGGACTTTTAATCCGGGGGCCGTGGGTTCAAGCCCCACAAGCGGCACCACACCGGCAGCACGTCCGGCAAAAAACCTTATTGCCAAGCATGGCAGCCCGAGCAAGGGCAGAAAGGACTATCACATGGCACTCGAACGAAAGACTCTCCGGGCGATTCTGGAAGATGAAACGACCGACACCAGCGGCAAGCTCAAGAAAATTCTGGACGTGCTGCATGAGGAAACGGACACCTTGCAGAACCAGCTCGATGAGAAGAACGCAGCCCTCGCCAAAGCCGAAAAGGACCGCGACGCAGCCAACGGCGGCAAGCAGGCCGCTGAAAAGGCGCTGACCGAATACAAGGCTCAGCAGACCCAGAAAGACACCCACGCAGCCAAGGAAGCCAAGTTCCGGGAGCTGCTGAAGTCCGCCGGGGTGCTGGACAAGTATGCTGATCGGGTCGTGCGGCTGTCTGGCGAGGATATCGACAAGCTGGAGCTGGACGATAAGGGCGAGGTCAAGGACGCCAAGAAGCACGCTGACAGTCTGAAAGCTGATTGGAGCGACTTCGTAGGCACTACGACCACCACCGGCGCAAAGGTGGACAACCCGCCCACCAGTTACGCCGGAACTTCTCCCGAGGATTTCAAAAAGATGAGCCTTGATGACCGCATCAAGCTCAAGAACAGCAACCCTGAACTGTACCAGCAGCTCCGGGCAAAGTAAGAAAGTGAGGCTATTATATGGCACAGACTGGCACTTTTGGCGGCTTCGACTTTGACGTTGAGGTGTTCGGCGACTACATGGCCGAGCAGAACACCATCGACACCAGCATCGAGGCCTCCGGCATCATCAAGGACGATCCCTCCATCATGGGCCTGATCGGCGAAAAGGGCAACGTTGCAACCATCCCGTTCTATACCGAGCTGGACGCAACGGCAGATAAGCCCCTGAACAACGACGGCAAGACCGACAACACCCCCGCTGAGGTCACTGGCAACAAGCAGACCACCATGCTCATCCAGCGCATGAAAGCATGGAAAGCTCAGGACTTCACCAAAGAGCTGACTGGCGCAAATCCGATGCAGCACATCGCAAATCAGGTCACACACTACTATCAGCAGGTCTGGCAGAATGTGCTTATGACCATCACGGACGCTGTGCTGTCTACTACCGATCTCAAGAAGCACATCTACGACATCACCAAGGTTGGCGATGGCAAAGTTACGCCGGAATCCCTGATCTATGCGCAGGAAGCCGCTTTCGGCGACCACGCAATGAGCGGGGGCCTGCTCATCATGCATTCCACTGTCTTTGCAAAGTATCAGGCAGCAAATCTCGTCGAGTTTGAAAAGTACACCACTCCGGGCGCTCTGTCTCAGGCTTCTCCGCTGGCACGCATTGGCGGTATGGTTGTGATCGTAAACAACGCCTTCACCACCGATTCTGTCACCGATGCTTCCATCAATGGCGGCAAGGCCACGACCGCATACAAGACCTATGTTCTGGGCGAAGGTTCTTTTGTGGGCTGCCGTAAGACCAACTACGAGAATCCCTACTACACCGACTACGACCCTGAAAGCAAGGCCGGCGTCCAGAAGCTGTACACCAAAGAGGGGCGTGTCATTCACCCCAACGGAATGAGCTTCAAGGTGGACAACGTTGCCGAAGCGTCCCCCAACGACACCGAGCTGGGCGCAAAGGCCAACTGGGAACGCCGCATGAAGCTGGAGAACATCCGCATCGGCCAGATGCTTTCCCTGGGCTAAAAATTCGGGGGTGACTTTGCATGACCGTCCCTGAACTGTGCGTTTACACGCACAATTTTTTTGACCGGGCAGACGATCCCGTTGCCGGGGAGTTTGCTTTTGAGCCGGATACCGTGCCCGCCGGGGTAGTGCCGGGGCAGTATTTCCTCGTGTGCGGATCCATCTTCAACGATGGGGTGCACAGAGCCGGGGACGGCGATCTGACTGCCGAGACCTTCAACGGCACGGTGCAGCCTATGCGTGTGCCGCCTGACTTCGTGGCGCTGGCTGAAAAAATCGACGCATACGACAAGGCACTCCCGGTCGGTGGCGTGTATGTATCTCAGTCCTTTGCCGGGTGGTCCGGCACAATGGCTACAGGCGCGGACGGCCTGCCCGCAGACGGCAAGACCCGCTATAAATCCGAGATCAATCATTGGAGGAAGATGTGACATGGTCAACGCGTTCACTGCATCCACCGTGATGCAGAGCTTTACCCAAAAATACCGTTTTCAGACCCGCAGCTATGAGCCGGACGGCGTGGGCGGCTTTATTTCCGGCTGGCAGGACGGCCCGGAGTTTGAGGCCGTGGAGCGCCACGACACCACCGTGGAAGCTCAGGTAGCAGAGCAGGCTGACACGGCATCTACCTATACCCTGCTGGTCAGCACCGGCGTTCCGCTGGCTTTCCCGGACTACATCAAGCGGGTGAGCGACGGGCAGACCTTCCAGATCACCAGCACAGCAGACGAAACCAAGGCCCCGCCGGAATCCGGCATGGGACTGCGAGCCGTCAAGTGCAAAAAGGCGGTGCTGCCTTGATGGGACCGTCTGAGAGCATCAACCGGGCGCTGAACGCTTTTTTCAACGGCTTTGGCATCCCGGGCTATCTGGAAGATAACATTCCTCCTGCCGCTTCACTGCCCTATCTGACATACAAGCCCACCATCCCCGGCGGGTGGAATGAAACGACATCCTTCCACGCCCGGCTTTGGTACCCCAGCAAGGGCGGCAGAGCCCCCATCCTGCAAACCGAAGATACGATCAGCGCAGCCCTCGAGGACAGCATAACGCTTTCCTGCGAGGGCGGCGCTATTCTTTTGCAAAAAGGCACCCCGTGGGCACAGCCCCTCGACAACCCGCCTGAAGGGTATCTGTGCGAATATCTCAATTTTGAAATCACGCAATTTTGCGAGTAAGGAGCAATATGGCAAGAAAATTTTCCAAAATTTCGCAGGAAGCGTTCAAGTCCATGCAGTTCAATGCCGGAATTGTGGTCAACAAGTTTGATCCGTCCGGCACGACCGAGATCAAGGATGCAGACATTATCACCGCCACCACCGGCGGCATCACTGCGACCTGCAAGCCGAACTTTACCGATCTGGGCAATGACGTGGACAACGCCCAGAAGAACACCGCGGAGCTGATGCAGATTGAGGACTACGACTGCACGCTGGCCTTTACGGCCCTGAATGCCACAACGGACGTCATCAAGCTGGCCCTTGGTGCAGCCGATGTGGCAGAAAAGAAGGTCACGCCCCGCATGACGCTGGATCCCACGGAAAGCACCGGCGACTTTAAGGACATCTGGTGGGTCGGTGACACCATTGACGGTGGCTATGTGGCTGTACGTCTGATGAACGCACTGTCCACCGGCGGTTTGACCCTGAAGACGACCGACAAGGGCAAGGGCAACATTGCAGTCACCCTGACCGGCTGCCCCCGTCTGGGCAGTGATACCGTGCCTATGGAGTGGTACTACAGCCCCAAGGCCGCAGCATAAGGAGGACACCGCATGAAATTTTTGACAGAGCTGCCCGATGAAGAGTTCCTGCGCCACTGCTGGCAGATCGCCGATGTGGCGGAGGAGGTCTTGGAAAAATCCAAGATCATGGAGCTGCGCAAGGTTCTGCCGGTCCTGACCGGCGAGGAAACGCCGGAGGAGCTGGAACAGAAGAAGAAGGAGCAGGCAAAAAAGAACATCCAGGCTATGGCAAAAAGCCTGCTGTTCGACAATGCCGCTGCCACCGCAAAACTGCTTCCGCTGCTCTATGAGCCGGACGTGGATGAAAACGGGGTGGTTGAAAATATCGGCCCGTTCAAGAAGATGCGCGCGGTAAAAGAGCTGCTGAACAACGATGATGTGATGGATTTTTTGCTCTGGTGTCTGCCGTTGGTGCTGGCGGGTACAGACGCCTGATTTCTTCCATCAGCTCGGACGCGCTGCGGCTGTTTGGCAGGCCGTACATTTTGCAGCACTGCCTGAACGCTTTGCGGCAAGAGCGCATCACACTCAGCTATCAGGCGTACATGACGGACGCTCTGGCGCACCTTATAGGCGCAGAAGAGCGGTGGTACGACATGGTGGCCGGGCTTGTGGAAAACCGTCCACAGCCGCCGCAGCCGTCCGCTGATGAAGTGATAGCACGCATTAAAAATGGCTTGAACGGGGGTGATGGAACCTGAAACTTTTTGAATTGAGCGCCACCCTCGGGCTGGACGACAGCGCCTACCGGCAGGGCGTGGAAGAGGCGAAGTCTCAGACTAAGGCCGCTGTCTCCACCATGATGAAGGATTATAACCGGCTGTACAGTGAGGTCATTCACCTTACGGCAGCCTATCAGAAATCACGGAAAGAGACCGGGGAAACCTCCGAAAAAACTAAGGAATTTGCCCAGAAGCTGAAAGAAGCTCAGGCCCAACTCAACACCACGGCACAGGGGCTAAGGACTGCGGAAGGGTACATGAACAGCTTTGGGGATGCCGCATCGGGGTCCAGCAAGTCTCTGGCCAGCGCCATTACGCAAGGCACAGTCATGGCGGGCATTTTCTCGAAGCTCGGCTCCGCTGCACTCAGCGCCGCAGAGGGGTTCATCTCTTCCGGCATCGAGTACAACGCCCAGATCGAGAAATACACCACTGGCTTTACCAATATGCTGGGCAGCGCGGAAGCCGCCCAGCAGGTCATGAGCCAGATCCAGGAAGATGCGGCAAAAACACCGTTTGATGTCGAGTCCCTGACAAAGGCAAACCAATACTTGATCTCTGCAGGCGAGAACGCTTCCTATGCCCGCAATACCATCATGGCGCTGGGCGACGCGGTCTCTGCGACCGGTGGCGGCAACGACGAGCTGAACCGCATGTCCCAGAACCTGCAGCAGATCGCCAACACCGGCAAGGCTACAACGGCCGATATCAAGCAGTTTGCTTATGCCGGCATCGACGTATACGGCATTCTGGCCGACTACACGGGCAAGTCCACCGCCGAAGTGCAGAACATGACCATCAGTTATGATCTGCTGACGCAGGCCCTGCAGGCAGCGTCGGAAGAAGGTGGACGCTACTACGGCAGCATGGACACCCAAAGTCAGACCATGAATGGACGCGTGTCTACCCTGAAAGACAATGTCAAGCAGCTGGCAGGCCTTATGACAGGCGATTTGTCCAGCGGCGTCGGCGTGGTGATCTCCAACCTTAATGACCTTGTTGTCAAGGCGCAGGAGGCTTACAAAACCGACGGCTGGATTGGTCTTGCGGGCGCAATTACCGGGTTGAGCGGTCCGATTTCGTCCGTCAAATCCTGGTTTGAGGGCTTTGCTTCCAGTGCCTCCACCTGGCTGGACAAGCTGAGCTATAAGCTCAACCGTTTTCTGGGGAAAGCAGCCACAGCGGATTACGACACATACGAGGAGTATGCAGACGCAAACCTCCGCCAAAGCAACCGTGACCGCTTACGGCAGCAAGCTCTTGCAGGCGTTGGCATCAGCAACAGGAGCTGGTCCCAGCGTCAGGCGGATTTGGCGGCAGCCAGCGGCAACGGCGGCAGCTCCATTACCACCACAGGCAGCGGCTCTTCCGGCAGAAAAAAATCCGGCTCCAAGTCCACCACCGAAACGGTCATTTCGTCCATCTCCAGCACGGCTACCACCACCGCACAGAATGCGCTGGGCACCGTGACCACCAGCATCCAGACCCTTACAGAAAAGGTCAAGGACAGCTCCGGCAAGATCAAAGACCGCATCACCGAGACCACCACCACCACCGGCAAGGAGATGGTGAACGGCGTCGCCACTACCTTTAAGCAGGTCGAGACCAAGGTCAACGGCACGGTCACAAAGGTCACAAAGACCTATGACGACATGTCAAAAACGCTGCTGGGTACCTTTACCAATGTCTCGGAAACCACCTTTGACGGCATCACCACAAAGGTGCAGCAGGCGGTGGAAAAGTACGCGGACGGCAGCGAGCATATCAAAAAGACCGTCACAGAGACCGGCCAGCGCATCGGCGAGAACGGCGCGGAGACCTACGAGAAGATCATCACCTACATCGACGGCATTCAAGACAAGGTGACGGAGACCTCTACTCTCATCGACAAGAGCGTAAAGGGCACCCAGAGCCGCATTGACCAGCAGCTGAGCGAGGCTTCTGGCCAGCTGGATAAGGGCATTTTCGGGATGGTAAAAAGCGCCTTTAGCGACGCCAAAAACGGCGACTGGGGCGGTCTAGCTCTGGATTTTGTCAATCTGATCTGGGGCGAAGTATCGCAGGATCAGCGTGACGTGATCTCTAAGTGGCTTGCGGACGCGCTGACCGCGGTCAATGAGGGCTATTCGGGCGGTGGAATCAGCAAGGCGCTGGGGTCTATCCAGAGCATTTTCACAAACGGCATTACTGCCGGAGTGGATGGCGCCACTACGTCTGTAAAGGCGTTCTCTGAGATCGTGCAGGGCCTTGCAAGCTCCGGCGGCGTGGGCGGAGCACTAGGCAGCATCGTCCAGAGCTTTTCCGGCATGGCAGGCGGCGTCACCTCTGCACTGGGCGGCATCGTGTCCTTTGTGGCAGCGAACCCCGTCCTTGCCCTGATCCTGGGCGTGGGTGCTGCGGGCGCAGTCGCTGGCGGCATCGGCCTTGCCATGTGGATGAACAAGAAGAACGACCAGCAGCCCGTCAGCCACTACCAGAGCCCCTTTGACAAGACCAGCGTGTATGACAGTCTTGGCACCTTCTCCACCCGCGCAGCCCTGCAGTACCGCGTCACCGGCCAACAGTCCGTTGTTGACCGGCAGACCAGCATTCTGGAACGCATCGAGGGGATGCTGGACGAGCATCTGCCAGACATCGGCAAGGGTCAGGTGGTCATGGATTCCGGTGAGCTGGTGGGCGTTATTTCGCCCAGGATGGCACAAAATGTTGACGCGCGCATTGGTGTGACCGTGACGAGGAAAGCGAGGGGTGTATAATGGGCAAACTTTTGGGCGCGCAAATTGGCGGCTTCCACACCCTGAAAGACTGGGGGCTGTATCTCAAGGTCGGAAGCCCAAAAATCGGCCCTGCTGAGGTGGACGAGCACCTTGTACAGGTCACCGGATCGGACACCCTGCTCAACCTCACCACATGGGACGATGGCAAGGTGCACTATAAAAAGCGCACCATCACAATGGAGCTGCTCTGCAATGCCCCGAAAAGCAAGTGGCCCAGCATCGAAAGCACCATTGCCAATGCCATCCACGGCAAGTGGCTGCAGTGCAAGTTCGACGAGGATCCCACGTGGTACTGGGAAGGGCTGTGGAAAATCTCGCCGTCCCGTGACCGGCTTTCCAGCACCTTTACCATCACCGGCACCTGCAACCCCTTCAAGCGCAGCGTCTACGACGGCACCAACGACTGGCTGTGGGACGATTTCAACTTTGAGTATGATATTGTGCGCAACTACACGGATATCCCGCTCAAGGCAAACGAGGATGTTCAAGTGTCCATAACCGGCGCGCCCCGTGCGGCCGGCATCTACTTCAAGCGCAGCGAGACCGCCGCCGACATTGCGGTGTCCCTCAATGGCTTTGAGGTAGGCATTCTGGCCAAGTCCACCGACTGGCAGTATATCGAGGGCCTTACCATGCCGGATGGCGTTGTAGGCACTCTCATCTTTGCAGCGTCTGCAGATTGCAGCATCAGCATCCGATATCTAGGGGGCAGCTTATGAGCTATAAAGTTTATGCAGGCGTCCAGACCGGCGTTGACGTGTGGGAGACAAAGGCCTGCATTTACGACCCGGCAGACTACACGGACACAAAAAAGCTCATCAGTCCAACTCTGACACGGGAGGTGGGCAAGGCCGGAAGCTTGGAATTCACCCTGCCGCTTGGCAATGTGGCTCACTCAGCTTTGCAAAAAATGCGCACGACCGTGTCCGTAGAACAAGACGGTGCGCGCATCTGGGAGGGCAGGCCCATGAGCCATGAGCAGGATTTTATGCTGCGTCAAAAAGTCTTTTGCGAGGGAGAGCTGGCCTACCTCAACGACAGCTCCGTTGCGCCATATACAGCCAAAGACGTGACGATCAAGCAATTTCTTTCGTTCCTGCTGGAAAATCATACCGGCATGGTGGACGCATACAAGGCGTTTACCTGTGGAAATGTTGGCTCTCCGAGCACCAGCGTGGTGGTTCCAGAACTGCATAACTGCGTGATGAAACTAGACTACATGGCAGGTACTCCGGACAGTGACGGCGATTATATGTATGAATATGGACTTTATACCTCATCCGGCGTTCAGCTTGTGAGCCAATATGAAGTTGGCTTCTCGGCTGACGACACGGCCCCGGATCCATCTGCGTACAGATGGACGCTGAACGTAAAGTATGAAGCCTCTTCCATTGACGGACAGATTTGGCGCACTGGAGAAGGCCTTTTTTCCGTGAGCGTAAACGTGGCTTTATCCTTGGATGGGGACGGCCAGACGCACGAAGCCACGCAAAAAACGTTTACGCCGGATATCACATGCGCTACGCACTCAAAATCCTTTCCGCCTGAGACGGAATACAATCTCAAAGACACGGTCTCAAAAAAATGGAAAATTGAAAAGCAGGGAGACGGTTATGCCGTCCTGTTCAACGGTGCAGCCCTGCCGGATTCTTCCGTGGTCCGTTACGATTCTGCGCCACGGTACACCTTTGGCGATGGACAAAATTTTGGCGTTACATGGGATGTCATCCAAAATGAGCTTGTGGATGTGTGCGGCGGGTATCTGATCGTCCGGCACGAAAACGGGGCCAGGTATCTGGACTACGTCCGGGAAGTGCAGGAGAAAAACGGGCAGCCCATCGCATTCGGCACAAACCTGCTCGACCTGAACAGCTACGTCAAAGCAGAGGATATCGTCACCCGCGTCATTGCCGTCGGAAAAAAGAAATCCGGTTGGTTTTTGTGGAGGCATGAAAGCACGATCACCGCCACTGCAAACGACGCTGCGGCCCAAAAGCTCTTTGGCATCATCACAAGGATCATCGTGATCGACGGCACCGCCAGCACAACACAGTCGCTTCTGGATGCCGCCAACGCGGAGCTGTCCAAAAACTTGCGTTATCTCGACGGAATCACGGTAAAGGCTGTGGACCTCAAGGATGCCGGTGTGGATATCGCCCGCCTTGGCTTTGGCAAGATGACACACATCTACTCCAATCCGCACGGGGTGAACACCTGGCTTTTGTGCTCTAAGATTGTGGAGCCTTTGGACGCGCCGGACAAAAAAGAATTCACGCTGGGCATTGATTTCTCCAGCGTCAGCGACTTGCAGGCCCTGAGCGCACGAAAAGCCAGTGACGCCTATGACCTGAGCCGCTCGCTGAAGGGCTATGCATCCGCAAAGGGGTGATAAATTGGATAAGACATTTGACGAAGCAATTTCCGAAGTCCGCAATGCGGAGCGCGGCGTGGAAGTACGGGAAGCCCTTGCACAGGGCTTTGAGTATGTGAAGCAGTATGGCGAGGCTGTTATCGCGCGGCAGGAAGAAGCCGTTCAGAGTGCGGAAACAGCCACAAACGCGGCTGCAACTGCCACAGCACAGGCAGCAGCAGCAGCCCAGACAGTCAAAGACGCCACTGCAAACGCCATAAGCGCAGCGCAAGAGCAGGCAGGTATTTCGACATCGAAAGCCGAGGAATCTGCTTCCAGTGCCGCAGGAGCAGCGGCCAGTCAAACTGCTGCCGCGTCTAGTGCATCTGCCGCAAAGGCCAGCGAGGAAGCAGCTGCAAAGAGTGCCGCGGACGCAAAGGTTATCGTGTCCACTGACACGACCCTGACCGTATCGGGTGCACCGGCTGACGCAAAGGCGACCGGCGACGCCCTGGATCAGAGGTATAGAAAGGACGAGGTCGATGCCAAATTTGGCACGCCTGCCACGCCTGACAAGCTAGGCCCCGTAAAAGTTGGCGCTGGCCTCGGCGTGACAAATGACGGCACCCTGAGCGTGACCAGCGTCAACGGCTTTACGGTCAAGGCGCAAACCACCGACCCCGGCGTGGGCAGCGCTCTCGACACAGGCACTGTCCTGCTGGTGTACGCATAAGGAGGTGGGCGCATGAGCATCTATCTCGGTGCCGGTAGCACGGCACACAAAATGTCCAAGCTCTATGTGGGCGTGGGCGGTCAGGCCCGGCAGGTGCAAAAGGTGTACGTCGGCATAAATGGTCAAGCCCGGCTTGTCTATCAAAGCGGCAGCCCCATAGGCAGTCTGGCCGTAGGCAGCATCATTAAAATTAAAGTCAACGGCGCGTCCAAGGATTTTATTGTTGTGCAGCAGGGCAACCCGAGTACAAGCGTTTACGACAGCTCGTGCGATGGAACGTGGTTGCTGATGAAAGACAACTACACCTATAAGAAGTGGAATACAGTCTACGAAAACAACTACGAGAGTTCTTATATCAACTCCTGGCTGAACGGCACGTTCTATAACCTTATCGACGCGGATATTCGCGCCGTGATCAAACAGGTAAAGATTCCGTATCACAGTGGTTCATATTACGCCGGCACACTTCACACCGGCGCAAACGGTCTGAACACGAAGGTGTTCCTGCTGTCCGGCATCGAGGTTGGTTGGACGAACAGAACCAACGAATATTTCCCCAATGATGGCGCTAAACTGTCCTATTTTCTCGCTGGCACCGGAACAAATGCGAATAAAAAGCGCGTTGCCTATCGGAACGGCAGTGCTCAAGACTGGTATCTGCGTTCCCCACGCATCATAAACACGAGCTCGAACGGTGTCTGGAAAGTCGCGGACGATGGCTCCTACGACTACGACAATTGCGTCAACTCGCGCGATATCCGCCCCGCTTTGATTATGCCGTCCACCACGCTGGTGGACGAGAATGGCAGCGTGATGGTATAAGGAGGTACTGTATGGACAACAAAATTGAGCCCGGTTACGCCGCTCCGGCGGCAAAAGCCGATTACACCGCCATTGCGCAGGCCGTGAGCGAGCACAACGATGCTGCACAGCCCGGCGAGCACTACTGGGGCATCGCCCTGGCAGACGGCACCTACATGGTGTACGAGGCGGGCACGGTACCACCCCCGCCGACCGCCGAAGAGCTGGCCCAGCGTGAAAAGGAAAAGCAGGAAGCCCAGCAGCGGCAGGAAGCGCTGGACAAGCTGCCTCAGACGTTGGAAGCGCTGCAGGAAGAAAACAAGATGCTCAGGCAATGCTTGCTTGAAATGAGCGAGATTGTGTATGCATAAAATCACACAAAGAATCGAAAGGATGGTATTTATGATGGCAATGTTATGGGCACAGGAGATTATGTCTGCTGAGACTGTCGAGGAGGCAAAGGCGCTGTATAAGCGCTGCCCGCGCCTGCTGAAGGAGAAGGTCAAGGCGCTGCTCATCAAGAGCGGCTTTGAGGAGATCGTACAGGAGGAGTAAGCGATGGAAAAACTTTTGGAATTTCTGGCGTGGCTGGTGAAGGTGCTTTTCGGCGGGGACAGCGAAAGTCCTGCGCCGGAAACACCCAGAGAGACTCCCGTTGAGGAGACCGTCACCGGCTGGGAGGGCGACCCGCCCTACCGCTACATCGACGTAAGCCGGTATCAGGGCAACATTACACTGGAGGGCTGGAAGAAGGTCAAGGCCGCTGGCTATCAGGGCGTCATGCTCAAGACCGTCAGCACAAACCGCAGGCTCTCCAAGCGAGCGGACGGCCTGTACATCGACCCGACCTTTGAGGCGAACTATCGCAACGCAAAGGCGGCAGGTCTGGCGGTGGGTGTGTATTACTACACCTACGCCACCAGCAAGGCAATGGCCGATGCAGAACTTTCCCTGCTGGCTGACGCCCTGCGTGGCAAGACGCTGGAAATGCCTGTGGCAGTGGACGTGGAGGACAACAAATTCAGGGTTCTTGGCAAGCAGGCGCTGACCGACCTGACAGCCTACGCCCTGAAAAAGGTGGAAAGCATGGGCTTTTATGCCCAGCTCTATACCTACACCAGCTTTGCTAAGACACGCCTGTATATGGGCGGTGCTGCCCTCAGCCCCTACGACGTCTGGCTGGCCGACTACACAGGAAAGACACCTGCCGTGACCTTTGCCTACAACACCCACCAGCACACCAGTAAGGGCAGCGTGCCTGGCATTTCCGGCGACGTTGACCTCAACGTCACCACCCTCAACTACCCCCGTATCATCCGCAAGAAGGGCCTGACCCGTCTCCGGGAGGGCAAATGACCGAAAAAGAAGCTCTCCTGTGGGTGCTGGGCGTCCTGGGCAGCCTGTGCGCTGCCACCATCACTATCGACAAGGTGCTGGAAATTATCCACAAGTACATCAAAAAGGCGCAGGAGCCCGACGATGCGCAGAACAAGCGGCTTGACGAGATGGACAAGCGCTTGCAAACGCTAGAAACGGGCTATGCGCAACATTCTTTGGCGCTTGGACGCGATTTGTCCCGCTTCGGGGAAATCGACGAAGTAAACCGCCTGACGCTTGAAGCCGTTCGTGCCCTGCTGGAAGCACAGCTGACCGGAAACAACGTGCCCGCTATGCAAGCCAGCAAGGAAAAAATCGATAATTACCTCATGGAAGGAGTAACGAAACATGGAAGCAATGCTTAACTTTATCCCCACCCCCGTCGCCCTGGTTCTGATGGCCCTGGGCTTTATCTCTCTGGCCGTAGGTGCCATTCGTCTGGGCTATAAGCAGTACGTCAAGCAGTGGGCACTGGAACTGGTGACCCTGGCAGAAAACAGCATCATGGGCAGCGGCCAGGGAGCCAAGAAAAAGGCACAGGTCTTTGCCGCACTGCGCGGCGCACTGCCGGACTGGCTGAAGCCTTTTATCACCGATGAAGTGCTGGATAGCGTGATTGAAAAGGCTGTTAGCATGATGAAAAAGGCACTGGCAGAAAAGAAGCCTACCATCAACAAGGAGTAATTTATGATCGAGCAAAGCGTATCTCTCGCATCCAATGGCGTCGTCAAAGTGCCGGGCTATGAGCAGCTGGTGCGCTTTGGCTACACCAAGAATCGGGGCGTGTACCGCCTGCACGTCGATGCAACCGGCGAGTGGGACGGCCTGACCATCCGGGTTTTCTGGCACGTCCCGGACGGCAAAGACCCGGCATCCTCGCTGGTGGTGGACGGCTATGTGGCCGTGCCCGCCAGCGTGACCGCACAGCCCGGCAATGGCTGCATTACCTTTGAGGGCAGCGACGGCACCAAGACTGTGACCAGCGCAGACCTGCGGTATCGTGTCAGCGCCAACAGCGGCACGGAGGACGGCACCACGCCGGAACCGGGCACCCCTGCATGGCAGCAGCTGGTGGATGCCGTGCACACCGATGCCGCCGCCGCAGAGCAAGCCAAGACCGATGCACAGACCGCCGCCAGTGAAGCCGCCGCCAGTGCGGGCAATGCGGACAAAAGCGCGCAGGAAGCTGCTGGCAGTCTGCGGGAGCTGAAGGACGGCATTGCAAACGGAAACTTCAAAGGCGAGAAAGGCGACAAGGGCGACACTGGCCCCATCGGCCCGGTCGGCCCGCAGGGTGAGACAGGCCCTCAAGGCCCCACAGGCGCTACCGGAGCCATTGGTCCGCAGGGTGAAACTGGGCCGCAAGGCAAGCAGGGCCCGCAAGGCATTCAAGGCGAGCGTGGCCCGCAGGGTGCACAGGGGCCGCAGGGCGAAAAAGGTGATACCGGACCGCAAGGCCCTAAAGGCGACCCCGGCCCTGCCGTTGCACTGGACACCACCCTCACCCACGAGGGCGAAGCCGCTGACGCAAAAGCCACAGGTGACGCTATCAGCGCAGTAAAGGCGCGGAAGAACATCCTTGTCGGCAGTGAGACAGGCAACCCTATCGCCGTTGACGACGCTTTCCCTGCACCCCTGTGCGGCCTGACTGTGTACGGTCGGAGCACGCAGGACGGCACACCCACGCCGGATGCACCTGTGCCTATCGTGAGCGCTGGCGACGGCGGGAGCGTGGCGGTGAAGGTGACAGGGAAGAATCGTATGCCGCCCAACCTGAAAAATGGTAACTTTGTCGAGTGCTTTGTCAAGAAAAACACACCGATAACTTTAGTATTCAAAGGCGATTTAGTTTCGCAAGGCGGAAACATCTTATTCTTTGACGAGGACAACAACCAAAACTGGTTTGGTATTGACAAGGGTAAGGCTGAACACCATATAAAGTATCCAGTGGACTTAACGAAGTTCCAGTATCTGTTAGCCGATATGGCCAGTGAAAACGTGTGCCTGACATGGAACGCATCATCTCCCGATTATGAACCCTACCGTGAACAGCTCCTCACCCTTCCCACTCCCACCGGATTACCCGGCATCCCTGTCACCTCTGGCGGCAACTACACTGACAGCACAGGCCAGCAGTGGGTGTGCGACGAGGTGGACTTGGAAAGGGGTGTAAAGGTGCAGAGGATTGATAAGGGTGCTTTCGATGCCACCAAAACGCTGGCTGAGCAGAACGCAATACTCGCCACCCCCATCGAAACCCCGCTCACCTCTGCCGAAATCGCCGCCTACAAAGCCCTCACCGCTTACGGCCCTGACACGGTGGTGCAGGCGGGTGACGGTGCTGGGGTCAAGCTGGAGTATCAGAGGGACGTGAACATTGCAATCAAAAACTGGAGGACGCAGTAGCGTCCATGACATAAGGAGGTACACATGGCACTCAAAAGTAAAGCCCGGCATGACCTGACCCTGCGCTCCATCAAGCGAGAGATTGCCGCAGGACGCGACGTGGCATACTGGCTGGACAAAGCGTACACCCATCTGGACAGCGGCCTGCTGACGGAGGACGACATCGCAGAGGTGGAAGCCCTTGCACAGGCGTACTACGATGCGCTGGATGCTGAGGACAAGGCGAGCGCTGAGGAAATCACACTGTAAGGAGGATAACATGGCAAGCACTACATACGAGCATTTTGTTGACACCAACAAAATGTACGCCGCACAAGAGCAATTTCGGCACATCACGAAAATGGTGACAAAATGTCACCGGTTCGCCGTGCTTGTCGATATGGTGCGCAACGCGGGACAGCTGCCGCAGCCTTTTTGGCTCGGTGCTGCCTGTGGCGGCGGCTCGTGTAGTGCTGCCCGCTGCACTGCAAGGACTTGACCGACAGCAGATGACCGCCGCCATCAAAAACGCACCGCTTGGGAGGGTAGACCGTAAGATAGCCTTACTGCGGTACGTTGAGCGGCTCCCGCTGCCGGACATTGCAGCACAGACGCATTACAGCCGGACGGCGATAGGCTACCGGCTGAAAGGCATTGATAAAATGCTGGATGTGTGATACACTAATTTGTCTAGGGATTAATCGGAGTTTTTGCTCTGGTTATCCAAAAGCGGCAGGCTTTCGGGTCTGCCGCTTTTCTTTTTGCACGAATTGTGGTATAATAATACCAACGAAATCTGCCCAGCCTCTCGAAGAAGCGCATTAGGGTGGATATTTGTCAGCTAGCCCAGTGCTTTATCTGGGAATGAAAAAAGCGGTTGCCAGATAGGCGCCGATCAGTCTCCCGCCCGCCTACTTGCAGTGCGTACCATGCGGGAGACGCAGAAAGCCCCCGGTGTTCCGTTTGGAGCATCGGGGACTTTTTTACTTTTTCTTCAATTCCTCAAGCCTGCTGGAAAGTTCTTCTTCCCATCCTTCATGTTCTTTGAGGTACGGGGCGTAAATTATGCTCTCGGCTTCCTTTCGAGCCGCAACGGCTTCCTCGACCGTGTTATAGCTGCCGAGATGGTACTGCTTCCGCCGAAAATTGATATATGCACGCCATCGGCCGTGGCAGTCTTTACACACACCGTTTGCGCCAGAAGTGGAATTTTTATTGATATGGCCTCCGACCGCCCTTGTGCAAATCGACACAAGGGAAGAACCATCTGCGTAAACTGTACTGTGAATTGCCCCGTTTTTTTCTCCGATGTCCCTGTTGCAATCTGCGCAATGCTGGATTCGAGAAAGCCTTGTGATCTTTACGGTGGTTTCCTTCCCACATTTCGGGCAAATCGCACGGCACAGAAAACAGCCTGACCTCTTTTCAGGCAAAACTTCCAATACTTTCCATCCGTTAATGATCTGTTTTTCTTTTTTCTTCGCCTTTCGTAAAGCAGTCTCCGTCATGGCTGGCTTTTGCCCTCGATTCGCGCAAGACAGACAGCTGCGGCTTTTGCCAAGACGCAGGGAGCTGTCATACACGTCTTTTACCACTCCGCACTCACACTGGCATGTGTAGTAGTGCGGCTTTTCAGACGGCGCAAGTACCGTCCACTTTCCAAAGTGCTTTCCAGTCAAATCTTCTGCCATAACATTTTCCTCAGATCAATCCGTAGTGCTCTGCCAACAAAAAGCGGAGATACACAGGGCACGCCCGCTTCTCGCCGCACCAGTCCTGCACAGTGCGAAGCGGGATGCCCACCTGCTTTGCAAAAGCGGTCTGACTGTGTCCGGAGGCCTTGACCATTTCCCGCACGTTCATGCGGGAAACGTCCCAGAGATGGGACAAGCGGACGGTCTCGGCGTCCAGATCAAGGTGCCCTTCAAAATCGTCCGAGATGCTGAGGGTGACGTTACCGAGAAAAACTTCTTTCGGCTGCTTGGCAGCCATGCCAAAAAGTTCTGCATTGCTGTACATGGTTGACTTCCTTTCTTTCAGATGGTAATATATTCGTGTACCTCCATGGTACGTCTTTCACAAAAGCCCCGTCAAGTGCAGCGAACACCTGACGGGGCTTTTTTATTTAGCACATTTGACCGAGGAGCTTAATTTCAAAGTCATCCGGGGTCATGCTGTTGCAGTATTCAAACGCAAGATGGTTGCGTAGAAACTGCTCTGCCTGCTCGGCATTTGCGCCTACCTGACGGTGCTCCTCGCTTGCAAACTTTTTGCAGGACACGCTGAAAGCAAAAACGTGGTCATTATTTTCAGGATCCTTGAACGCTTTTTCTGCGATTGCAGCATCGCTTTCGTCAAAAAGACTAAACGCGGTAAGCGTGTCCTTCACCTCGTTATACGCGATCATGCGGCGGGCTATCAGGCTTTGTGCTTTCTTGACACGCTCCGGGTCATCGCTTTTCAGCATATCAGAGTAGTGGTCAGCCAGTTTGTTCTCCAGATATTCAAAAACTGCCTCCATGCGTTCAACTTCAAACTTCGTCATGATAAAAACCTCCATGTTGTTGTGTGTTGGTGTCTTTCACTGTCTTTATTATACACGCGTTGCGTGCAATTGTCAAGACTTTTTTGAAAATTTTATACGCTTTGCGTGCAAATACTTGAGCGCTCATACAGCCCTGTGCTGTGTGGGTGCTTTTTTATTTGTCCTTCGTTGCGCGTTCGTTGTCTCTCCCGGCGGTTTAAAAAAGTACACTGGGCGCAAAGGGAGGGGGTGCCATGTGGCACAGGTTTAACCCAAACCCGCGCGGGAGCAGCGTCGGGGACTGCGCAGTGCGAGCGGTAGCTGCGGCCACCGGTCAGAGCTGGGAGCAGGCGTATATTGCGCTGGCGCTCACCGGTTACGCCCTCGGCGATATGCCCAGCGCCAACCGCACATGGGGCGCATACCTCCAAAAACGCGGGTTCAAGCGCCGTTTTGTGGAGGCGGACTGCACCACCTGTTACACCGTGGCAGATTTTGCCCGGGAGTACCCGCGTGGCGTGTACGTGCTTGGCTGCTCCGGCCACGTTCTGACCGTGATCGACGGTGCGTGGTGGGACAGTTGGGACAGCGGCGCAGAATGCCCGATCTACTACTGGTATAAGGAGGAGTAAACGATGCCTTACAATCCGTATGCGTATCAGATGCCGACATACTACGGCCAGCCAATGCCAGACAACCTCACTCAACTCAGGCAGGGAGTGGGCTATCAGTCTCCCATGATGCAGCAGCCGACAGCACAGACAGCACAGGCTACGCCATCCATCATCTGGGTGCAGGGAGAAGAGGGCGCAAAAGCCTATATGGTCGCTGCAGGCAACAGCGTACTGCTGATGGACAGCGAAAACAGCGCTTTTTACATCAAGAGCACCGACGCCAGCGGGATGCCGCTGCCTCTCCGCGTCTTTGACTACAAGGAACGCACCACGGCGACAAAAATGCCCCCTCAGACGGCGCAGCAGCCCGGCGGGGAGTTTGTCACCCGAGCAGAGTTTGACGCTCTGGCAGCCCGCTGTGCGGCGCTCGAGAAGCAAGAGCCTGCAAAACCTGAAACGGAGGTCAAATAAGTATGGCAAACCCTCTTTTTAACGCACTGGGCGGCGGTATGCCTGCCATGTCCGGCCCTATGGGCCAGTTCGGACAGATGATGCAGCAGTTTCAGCAGTTCAAGGCCAGCTTTCAGGGCGACCCGAAAGCAGAGGTGCAAAAGCTGCTGCAATCCGGCAAAATGTCACAAAACCAGCTGAACCAGCTGCAGGCGATGGCGCAGCAGTTTCAGCAGTTCCTCCATTAAGTCGTAACCGTGGCCACGGTTCAAGCATAAAAATCATTCAAAACACACGAAAGGAGTACAAAAATGTCTCTTTCTTCCGATTCTGCGGTTCTGACCATGCCTGTTCAGCCCGCAAACGCCAACGGCGGCAACGGCTTGCTGTGGCTTTGGCAATGATGGCGCATGGTGGATCATCATCCTGTTCCTGTTCGCCTTCTGCGGCGGCTGGGGCGGCAACTGGGGCGGCAATGGCAACACCGGTGCCAGTGTCGTTGACGGCTACGTTCTGACCTCCGATTTTGCCAACATCGAGCGCAAGATGGATGGTATCAACAACGGCATGTGTGATGGCTTCTACCAGCAGGCGCAGCTTGTCAACGGCGTGCAGCAGACCGTGAACAACGGCTTTATGTCCGCAGAGATCAGCCGCGCAAACCAGCAGGCGTCGTTCATGCAGCAGCTGTTTGCCATGCAGATGCAGCAGCAGGAGTGCTGCTGCGAGAACCGCTCTGCCATTCAGGGCGTCAACTACAATTTGGCCACCCAGTCCTGCGAGACCCGGAACACGGTGCAGAACACCACCCGGGACATCATCGACAACCAGAACCAGAACGCCCGCGCCATCCTTGACGCCCTGACCGCACAGCGCATCGAGGCAAAGGACGCAAAGATTGCCGAGCAGGGTCAGCAGCTGTTCGCAGCACAGCTTGCTGCATCTCAGGCAGCCCAGAACGAAACGCTCAAGGCCTACATGAGCGGTCAGCTGGCCTACTACAACCCCCGCCCTGTGCCCGCTTTCCCGGTACCTGCACCCTACCAGTACGGTAACTGCGGCACCGGCTGCGGCTGCAACGGTTGCGCCTAATCGAATAACGGCAACTTTCGAGGATTTCTCGAATGTTCAGCCCCTGAGCTGATTTTGCAAACCAGAGCGCCGGGGCAAAAGTCCCGGCGTTTTTCTATGAAAGGAGCCGATAAAATGGCTGAATTTTCTAATTCTAACATCGTCATCGTGGCGGCGGGTGAAAACCTTCCCCTTACCGAGACCGCGGTGAACGCGCCTGCGTGCATTGTGCATCGTGAGGGCAGCGGCCTTGTGACCATGCGGGGTCTGACCAATCAGTGCAAAGCGCGCTTCAAGGTAAGTTTTGGCGGCAATATCGCCGTTCCCACCGGCGGCACTGTGGGACCCATTTCCGTGGCGCTGGCTGCCGGCGGTGAACCGCTGACCAGTGCGACCGCCATTGTCACCCCGGCGGCAGTCGAAAATTACTTCAACGTTTTCGTGGCCGCTTTCATCGAGGTGCCGCGCGGCTGCTGCGTGACCGTGGCGGTTAAAAACACCAGCACCCAGCCGATCAGCATCGCAAGCAGCAATCTGATCGTTGAGCGGGTAGCATAAGAAAGGAGATAAAGCCATGCTGGATAAATTGAATCATCTGAAGGACGAGATGTGCGACGAGCTTATGGAGCTGACCGACAAAAAGAACCGGTCCCCTGGCGATGTTGAGATGATCGGCGAGATCGTGGACATCATTCTGGACATCCACCGCATCGAGGATTACTGCGAGGGCGGCGAGTACAGCCGTGCGGGCGAGTGGGAAGCTGACATGCGCGGGACCTTCGGCCATGATGCCGGAAGTGGTTACAACCGGGGCAACAGCTACGCCAACCGAAGCCGTCACTATGTGCGCGGGCACTACTCCCGCACGGATGGCCGTGAGCGCATGATCTCCGACATTGAGGACATGATGCAGGAGGCCACCGGCGCGGAGCGCGACGCATACAAGCGGGCAGCCGACATTCTGCGGAACGCATAAGGAAGAGGGTGGCAGGCATGGACATTGACGAGATCAACGAGCATATCCGCAAGCTCAAGTGCGAGGAAACCAGTTGGCAGAGCGTCAACAAGCTTGCTGCCCTTTGCACTGTGCGAGATGAGCTAGAAGAAAAACAGGATTCAGCGTCCCATATTGAGGCCATGCCAGAGCCGATGCTCCAGGCATACTCTACATCCGGGCCGCCTCAAAGCGAGTTTGTGGAAGCTGCAAGCGCCGCCCCTTTTGGCGCACTGATGGATATTCTGGACGAGCATATGAGCGCCATTAAGCTTGTGTATCCCAAGGAATATGAGCTTGTGATGCGAAAAATAAGGACAATTTGATTGCATCATTGCAATATTTTTGCAAATGTGATAGACTAACCATAACTCAAGTTCAAACTTCATAAGCTAACAATAAGCAAACAAATCTAATCATTATAACGATATACCGCAAAATATATTTGATTTGTAATCAGTGGGTTGCAGGTTCAACTCCTGTCACCAGCTCCAAAAATAAACGCACGAACGATGAAAAAGAATCGTCCGTGCGTTTTTCTTTTTGCTTGATATGCCTTGAAATCTCCTAAATGAACGTGATAACCTAACAAACAATCTAACAAATCAGTACTTCATCTTCTGCATTTCCTGCAACAAATAGGCCGGGTCGTTGTGGGACACGTACTTGTTGGCCGTGGTGGAGAAATTTTTGTGCCCAAGAATGGCCTGCACGGCGGTCTTTTCCAGGCCGCACTCCACCATCTTACTACTGGCTGTGTGGCGCAGGGTGTGTGGATGCACGCCTTCTATATGGCATTCCTGCATCAATGCCCGGAACTTTGTAGCCACGTTGCGCTTGTCCAGCTTTGTGCCGGCTTTGGATGGAATCAGCCATTCGCACCCGCTGTCCAGCATCCAAAAGGCAATGATCTTGTAAATGGGCTCAAGGATGGGGATAATGCGGTTCTTGCCTGCTTCTGTCTTTTCACCGCCCTGCATGTACCGCTCTTTCAGATGCACATCCTCGCAGCGCATGGAAAGCAGCTCGTCGATGCGCATGCCGGTATAAAGCAGCACCATTGCGATTTGAGCCGTCTGCCCAAATTTCGGGTCATTCTGTCGGATGCTGATCTGCTCGATCTCTTGGGCGGTCAGGGTGCGTTCTTCCTTGCCTGTAGCCGCTGGGAGCTGCAAGAGCATAGCATAGTTTTTGTTTATGATGTCCTGCGCCATTGCCCACTCGCAGATCTGGCTGAAAAGCGTGCGCTGCTTTTCGCAGGAGCTGCGGGAAAGTCCCTTTTCAACCATCTGGTCAATCACTTGTTGATAATCTGCCGCTTTCAAGTCCCGCAATTGTCGGTCGTATAGCGGCGCAGCCTTTGCATAGGCCAGCTCATACCCCTTTTGCATGTCCGTGCTGAGCTTGTCAAATTTGGGCTGCGCTTTCCATTGGGCATAGGCATCCGCAAAGGTGCATTTCAGACGCGCTGCGGGGGTGTTCTGGGCGTTGTAAGCGTCCAGTGCTTGTACGGCTTCGCCTGCTGTTTCAAACGTCCCCAGAACGTCCCTTTGGGCTGTAAGCGCCACATACGGTCTTGCCCGCGCGCCACTCAGTTTATACACGCTGCCGCTGCCCTTGGGACGGCGGCGCTTTTTTCTTTGTTGCGGGGCGGCTTCCGGCTGCTTCTTCCCGCACCACGGACAAAAAGAAGCACCATCCGGGATCTCCTTCCGGCAGCATGGTCTCACGCATTTCATGGCTTACTCCTTTTTCTGCCCGATATATCCGAAGGCACCATTTTCGGCAGCGGCCCTTCCGGCCCTGTAGTTGATCTTCAGGTCGTCAATGGGAGGATGCGGAGCGTCTGGGCATGGGTCAAGGCCCGCGATCTGCGCATAGGTATACTGGTCTATGATGGTTCCGCACACGCTGACCCTGTTGTTCAGGGGACAGTGGAGGTTTGCCGCCATCTCCGATATGACAGCAGGCGGACTGCTGCCGTGCCGACCCTTCAGAATAAAAAGCAGCAGCCTTTTCGTCAGCGGTGGCAGGTTTACCACGAGACGGCGCAACTCCGCGTTTAGCTCCTCGTCGGCCTTTCCGTCATCCGGCACTTTGTACAGATCCGGGTGGAGCATCTCCATGAAAATCGCGATGGGTGACACCCCGCACGCCGTGCACCAGTCCATGATCTCGTCACTGTCCGGGCTGGTGCATCCTTTTTCCCAGCTCTGCACGGTGCGCTCTCCTTTTTCGATGCGCCTTGCGATCTCCGCTTGGCTCAGGCCAGCAGACACCCGTGCTTTTGCAAGTGCTTTCCCGATTTGGCTCGCCGTAAAATAACTCATACTTTCACCACCATAAAACCAGTGTGTTTTTAACAAAAATGGCGCAGAAAAAGTCTGCGCCATTCGACAAATTTTATCCGTATTTTGTTTTCCAACGGCGCATGGTAAAATCTGGATTATAAATCGTAGATGTGCACAAAAGAAAGGAGAAAACAAAATGGATTTTGAGCAAAGAAACGGCAAAGAAACTGAAATGACCATCATCGACCGAATGCCCGCCAGCATCCTGACTGGAACCGACCACACCCCTGCGCCCTGGGAGGAATGAGTTATGAAAAATCTGTCACACTTTCGCACCCATGCCCGTGCCCTGCTGGCCTGCTATTTGGATATGACCCCGGAGCAGCAGCGTCTTGCTCGCGCTTACATTCAAGATAAGGCCCTGCCGGAGGTGCAAGCCCTGCGTAACGCAGCCGGTGAGCCAGGCGGGGCTGTAGCCGCTGACCTGTTGCAAAATTTGCAACAGCCTTGCAACCGCGAATAAGCTGAAATGTCAGCGCAAATCCACAATATGGTTGTGAACAAGTTTACAGGCCAAGCAGCTGAGATTTCTTTGTGTTGTACTCCGCTTCCGTGATGGCCCCCATATCCAGTAGCTGCTTAAACTTCAAAAGCTCATCAGCGGCGCTGGGAACAGCCGGAGCGGCAGCCTGTGGCTTCTCCTGTCTGACTTTGCAGCTCTTGAGAAACGCAGTCATTCCGCCTGGATAAACCGTTGTCGGCAAGGTGCTTTCGCCTAGTGGAAGCGCAAAGTGGATAGACACGCTCTCTTTACTGCGGCCCTTGCGGGTCTCTGTTTTGGCGGTAGCAGCGCCCACGATCGCACCCACAGGACCGGCAACGGCTGCACCGATCACGGCCCGGCCAATGCCGCCTTTAGTTTCTGTCACCGTCAGATCGTCTGGCGCGTCCGATTCGTAACCGGCGACTTCATCAAAGCTGTAGATCATGCGAGGGCCTTTATCACCGCCGCGATGCCCAAAGCAAAACAGTCGGTTTGACTTGTCGATGGACACAAAAAGCGCATCTCCATCATAGATGGAATCGGTCTCCTTGAACGCCTTGCGGCGGCCTTCCAACGTAGCCCAGTAATCAGCAAGGGCGGCTGTCGGTTGCTTTGCTGCTCGGATGCCCAATTTTGAAAAGAAAAAGTTGCTGCAGCTGGCGCAAATCAAGCCGTCAGCGCTTTTCTCACGGTTCAGAAGGCCCAGCTTGCCGCCGCAGACAGGACAGGCATTTGCCATAATAAGCACCTCACATAAACAAAAATAGGCAGCCAACTAGCTGCCGAAAAGCTAAATTATCAAGGAAAATGCCAAAGGAGGAAAATAAAGTGCAAGAAAATAGCACAAAATTGATGAAAGAAACCACAGAATGTGTTATACTTGAGAAAATCAAGATTGCACTTTCCCTTGGTATCGACGTGGATAAACTCTTAAAGGAGGCAACGCAAAATGTCGAATAATGTGCTTCTTTTCATCATCGCCGTGTTTGTTATCGCAATGTTTGCGATTCTCGCTTACGAGTTCCTTCATCTCAATGACTTTGCGATTTTTCAGCCTAAGCCCAAACAGGATCCAGATCAAAAGTGCGTCGGC